TGGGGCCAGGCGTAAGATACCTGGCCCCAGCCACTGCGGAATAAAGTGCCCAAGCACCCATGAAGAAGACCAGGTTTTCCTGCCAGTCCACGACGAAAATCTCGTGTGTGCGAGTACTGCGATAGAACGAGTTCGTGACAGCAAGTAGTAATGCTGCTGCCCCGCTTGCTAAGAGTCGTATCCACAGTGCCTTCACTCGCGGTTGCGGCCATCGTCGTGGCGGGTCAACTATCAAAAGAACCAGGCCGGCGAGGAAGGTTCCATAAAGCGGAAGAACCATCAAAAGAGTGCCAGCTGCGGAGAGTCCCGCGGCGGGGATATAGAAAATCCCGAAGCAGATTCCTATCCATGTCGTGTAGGTACGGATCGCGTCCCTGATCGTGTGAGCAGGTGTGCCAAATCGGGCGGAGCTGCTCATGAGCATGTGTCCTGCTACTACCGTGAAGACAATCCAACCGAGACCGAAAGATAGGAGCGTCTCACTCCAGTGTTGAGATCCATAGTGGGTGGAAGCAACTGCATCAAACCCGATGAGCATGGTGGCTGCAAATCCTGCACCCAATACTCGGATCAGTAATGCTCGCCAGAGCGGTGGCTCCCATGTTGATGGCCGATCAATGACAAAAAGCAGCAGCCCGGCGAAAGGTGCAAGCCACAATGGAGTGTTCACCGGGGCGACTTCAGCAGTGAAGAGCAGAGAACCGGGCACTATCGCGAAGCCGAGGATGAGCCCTACCCAATACACGTAGGTCCGAACGAATAGTTTTAAAGGCTCAACCACTCACACCTCCCATGGACTTCAGTACCGATATCATGACGATTCTACGGCGGGGAGGCGACCCATGGTCAAAGATGGCACCAACAGGGCGGACGCCGCGTGCGTGCAGGCGCGAAGCCCGGCCCGCTGGGCGAGAAGCTCGCCGCCGGACGCCCCGCCACCCGCCTGGAAGACCCGCTCAACGAACCCTTCGACTTCGCATGTAATGACATTGGCGACGGTGCGGTGCGTGCCGGGGAGACGATGCCCGAACCATCGGACTATCTGTCGGAGATTCAGCGTGACGGCAAACCAATTGGCGCTGACCTCGTCTATCGGGAGACGTGGTAGTGGCTCGATCAACATGGCTGTTCCCATTTCGTGGCGCCTCGCCTGATTGAAGCGTATGTGCAGGCGTTTGCCCGGTATGTGCAGTGCGAGCAGGTGATCTCCAAGTTCTGCCTGCTTCGCAAACACCCCACCACCGGTGCCGTCATCGCCAGCCCGTTTGTCGCCATGTCCCAGAGTTTCGGAAAGCAGGCGAATGTGTATTGGTACGAGATTTACGAGATCGTGCGCGCCACCTGCACCACCGACTACGCGGGCACCACGCCCGGCGAAGAGGTGATGGAGCAGCTGCTCAACGCCCGCTCCTAACCGCCCCTCATGATCTTCGCGTCCACCCTCTAGTGGGGTGGACGCTTTCTTGTTCCCCTCCGATTCGTGCAAGCGAGTGTGCTTATGTGTTCGATTTGTGCTGCCGAGTCTGTGTGTGCTGGTCATCCGGACACGTTGGCCGATCAGATCGCCGACCAGTTCCTCGACGACATCCTCTACGACGACAAGGCCGCACGGGTGATGGCAGCCGGTCGGCGGATCATCGTCACCGGCGAAATCACCACCAACCACCGCCCGCGTATCCGGGAGTCTGTGCGCACCGCCCTCGCGCATGCCGGATACAGTCCGCTCGGGATCCTGATCTACGTGTGGACGCGCCGCCAATCGAGCGACATCAACGCCGGGGTCACCACCTCGCCGGAGGCACGTGGTGGTGATAGTTCGGCGTTCGCGTTGCAGGGGGCTGGCGATCAGGGCACGGTCTACGGTTACGCCACCGCCGAGACCCCTGAACGCCTCCCGCTCCCGCTCGTCCTGGCACATCGCACCTGCGAGCGTCTCGATACTGCCCAGGTCGAGGGGACGATCTGCGGGATCAACTCGGACGGCAAGGCCCAGGTGAGTGTGCGTTATGACGACACCGGTACCCCCGCCGCCGTCGAGACCGTCGGGGCTCGGTGCAGCATGAGGCGGGCAAGGATCTGGCCGTGTTGGAGCGTGAGGTGCGCTCGCTGATTGTGGCCCCGGCCTGCCAGACCTACCTACCCATAGACGAGCACACCGAAATTCTTGTGAATCCATCGGGTCGGTTCGTTGAGGGCGGGCCGCGAGCCGATACCGGGCTGACGGGCCGGAAGCTCATGGTCAACACCTACGGCGGACTCGGGTCTCATGGTGGGGGCGCCTTCTCCGGCAAGAACCCATCCAAGGTCGACCGGTCAGCGGCCTACATGGCTCGCCTGATCGCTCGTACGATCGTTGACGCCGGGCTGGCCGCTGAGTGCGAGGTGGGCATCTCGTATGCGATTGGGAAGGCTGATCCGGTCGCGTTCGAGGTGGACACGCTCGGCACCGGCGAGTACGCCGACCACATCTTGACCGCCGCCGCACGTGACGTGTTCGTGCTGCGGCCGACGGGGATCATCGACGTCCTCAACCTGCGCACACCCCGTTACCGGGATCTCGCGGTCTACGGGCACGTGGGCCGGGATTGGCCGCGCTGGGAACAAACCTGGCGTTTTGAGCGCGACCTGCGGAAGGCATGGAGCCCCATGTCCACTCCGACCGCCAGGTGAGCGGCCCGGTTCTCCACCCTGTGATCGCATCGGACTTTGATGCGGATCGCGTCCAGATAGATCACCGGGTAGAACGCTTCTAAGGGGCGGTGCTGCCACTCCAAGAGAGGATGTCTGAAGCAGCTGGCGTTCCAGGTCCGACCTGCTGGCGTACGTCCTCAGGTCGCCTAGCTCCCCCCAGGCGAGGCCCATGATGCCGCGCGCGTAAAAGTCATCCCACATGCATGCGCGGTGGCCCGGCGCGTAGAGCCAGTAGCGCACGGTCTGCACGCCGTCATCCCCGAGAGCAGATGCCTGCATTGTCGCCTCCTTGCCAAGCGCGGCCATAAGTACCGGCTATCCGTCGCCATGGCCACACCCTACCACCGCGTGACTGGCGCCATGCATCACGCTCGCAAAGGCTCGACAGCCAAGCCGAGCCACGCTCGCGCGCCCCGGCCACGGTCTCGTCGGAGACCCCCACCTTACTCAATGTCGGCCAACACGCCCACGTCACGTGCGGCCTGACGTAGGCGCTTATCGCGCGTCCACAGCGAGACACCGGGGGTTACGACAGCACTTGCCAGGAGCGCCACGTCGACAGCACTGAGCCCCCTGCCCCACAGCCGCCGCTCCTCGACGAGATGCCGGACCCCCTGATCGTCGACGTTGCGGACAATCATGAGGCGCTCAAGCATTTTCAAAAAGAACGACCGATTCTTGAGGTTCCCCAACGCGAGTTCAGTGATGACACTCTGATGCACACACACCTGGTCGCGCTCGAGCAGATCAACCAGAACCGGCTCAGTTTTCCGCAGGTGATCGATCCAGATGTTCGTGTCAACGAGGACTCTCATGCGCGCTGCCGACTCCGAGGCGCGGCCTCCGCCGCGGAATCACTGCCACCGAGCGCAGCGAGCTGCCGACCGCTCTCAATGCGAACGAGAAGCTCAACCGCCTCCCTGATCAAAGCGGATCGTTCACTGATCCCAGTCAGTTCCTCGGCGCGCGCAAGCAGGTCATCATCGAGTGTCACTGTGGTTCTCATGGCTACCTCCACATTCAGGATAGCATCACGAGCGTCATCATTTGATTCGACTATTGATGCTCACTCACGCTCACACGTCCTCTACCCAACAGCAAAGCCGGGCCACGCCCTCGCACGACCCGGCCACCGCCTCGTCAGACCGAGTTGATTCAGGCGACTTCCACCGTCGCGAGAGGGACAATTCCACTCAATACATCCCCCAGCGCATCTTTGGCACGGTCGAGCTCGTAGCGCATCTGCAGGTTCATCCAGAATCCCGGGGTCGTACCAAAGTAGCGGGAGAGACGCATTGCGGTGTCCGCCGTGATTCCCCGCTTACCATGAACAATTTCATTGATACGGCGGGGCGGAACACCGATAGCAACGGCGAGCTTGTGCTGCGTAATTCCGAAGCCCTCGATGAAGTCTTCCATGAGGACTTCGCCCGGGTGAATCGGAGCAATTTTAGTGGTAGTCAACGATCTCAACCCCTTCTGGACCAGCATCGCCCAGGCCGTCACGCATCACGAACGTGTTCGGAGAGATACCGCCACTGAACGGCACCCCCTGTGGCTCTCTACGACCCCCAGTGCTACCATTCTACCAACCGCGTCGGGCTTGGACCGGCGCACTCTACTACGGGGACCCTGACCACAACGGTCAGGGTCCCTTGGTATTCCAAGAGTATCCTGCACTCCAGCCACGCAGCGCTCCTCACAAGCAAGCGACCGGGCCACGCCCTCGCGCAACCCGGCCACTGCCTCGTTCAGAAATGATTAAACATTAAACCTGAACTCCACCCGATTACCGCACAGAAAAACATAGAGGGGGTAGAATTGACCCCATGAGACGAGACTTCCCCCGCCGCGCTGCCATGTACCTACGTGTCAGCCTCGACGCTACAGGCGAGCACCTCGCGGTTGACCGACAGCGTGCCGACTGCCTCCGAATCATCCGCGAGCGCGGATGGACCCTCACGCAGGAATACGTCGATAACTCCGTGTCCGCGTCGAAGCGGACCGTTCGACGTCCATCCTACGACCGCATGGTGCAGGACTATGACGCGGGCCTGTTCGACGCCTTGGTGTGCTGGGACCTCGACCGTCTCACCCGTCAGCCCCGGCAACTGGAGGACTGGATTGAACGGGCTGAGGAGCGCGGCCTTGTGATCACGACGGCGAACGGGGAGGCCGATCTATCCACCGACGGCGGGCGCATGTACGCGCGGATTAAGGCCAGCGTTGCCCGTAGCGAGGTTGAGCGTAAGTCCGCCCGTCAGAAGGCCGCGAACGCACAGCGGGCGCGGATGGGCCGCCCGCCGCTGGGAACGCGGCTCATGGGCTACACGGCCAAGGGCGAACTCGTCCCCGAGGAGGCCAAGGTTGTGCGCAGCATCTTCGACAACTTCCTAGCCGGGGAGTCCTTGAAGGGTATCGCGCGAGCCTTGCAGGAAGCGGGTGTGCCCACGCGCCACGGGGGCCGTTGGAACCCCTCGTCTATCCGGACGATTCTCCTCAATGAGCGCTACGGAGGCATCATGGAATACATGGGCGAGGTGCTCCCCAACGTGCCCGTGACGTGGGAGCCTATCGTCTCTGAGGACACGTTTTTTCTCGCGCAGTCGAAGCTCTCGGACCCGCGTCGCAAGACCGCGAAGGAGGGCACGCACCGCAAGCACCTGGGTTCGTCCCTGTTCCGGTGTGCTGAGTGCGGGCACGGCATGTACGGCTTCGCCAACGTCCGCTACCGGTGCCCTCGCTGCCTGTTCACGCGCTCGCGGTCGCACGTCGACGCTTACGTGCTTGCCGTGGTGCGGGCGCGCCTCGCGCAGCCCGACGTTGCAGACCTGTTGGCCGTGGACCATGAGCCAGAGGTGAAGGAGCTGACGGCACAGATTCAACGCCTCCGTGATCGACTGGAGAGGGTGAATCAGGACTACGACGAGGGCATTATTGACGGGCTTCGCTACCGGACGGCGGCTGAGCGCGTGCGGGCTGAGCTGACGGCTACCGAGGGGAAGCGGGCGGCCTTGTCCGGCGGGCTGAGCGGGACGACGTCGGTCCTGGGAGCGCCGGACCCGGTGGAGGCGTTCGACGCGGCTTCGCTCATGGTCCGCCGTCGCGTGATCGACGCGCTGCTAGACGTGCGGTTGAAGCCCGGCAAGCGCGGTTCCAAGACGTTTGACCCGGACAGCGTGATTCTGACGTGGAAGGAGAACTAACATGTGCGCGGCGTACACTATCAAGCTCGTTCACCGGCACGCGGGGCGGCGCAATGACACTGTGCTGGATACGTTCGCCCCTGACGGGGAGGGCGGTTGGGAGCCGGTGCGCAAGAGTCGCCACGAGGTGCCCCTTGAAGGCACGTCTCCTTTCCCTGAGAGGCTGGACTGGACTCCGAAGGAACCCGAGATGCGTCCGTTCAGTGCGGACGAGATGCGCGAGAGCCGGAAGGAGGCCAGGCGCTTTGCGCGGGAAAACCCTGAGTTCCCCGAGTATTCCGATACCCCGGTGTGGCTGGGTGATACGCGCGTTCCGCTCCGTCTCATGATGCGCGCCGCTACGCGCGTCGTGGAGCGCGATTTGGAGAGCCGTATTGCGTGGCAGATCAACCGGCGGTGCCCTGGGTGCGGTGCGGTGTTGTCGTACTCGTTCCGCGAGGACACGCTTTACCGGGAGTTCGACGGCGTGCGCAAGAAGGGTGAACGCAAGGTGAGCATTGAGGACCTGGCGAGGAAACTCAACCACTAGCCATAGCTGCTACGCAGCGTTATACTAAACGATGTGCCGACTGTCCTATGACGGTCACGCTACCGGTGAGCGGGCACAGTAACACCGGACGCGCGGAAAATTCCGGGCGATTCTCATTGCGGTCCCCAACGGGAGCGCGGTTTGTTATGCCTAGGAGGCATCATGGGAACCGCCCGTCAGCGCGCCGCTGCACGCTATGCATCCCTTACCCGTTCAAGGTCCGCGAATGACCCCGCTCTGATTTCAGCCCGGCAAGACCTGCACGCTGCAGAGCTGGAGGACGCTATCAACCGAGCGCTTGCCAGCGCCCCGCCCCTCAATGCTGAGAGCCGCGCCCGGCTCGCGGCCATGCTGTCCGCTGGGAAGGCGGTGACAGCATGACCCCCAACGCAAAGAAGGGGGGCTATCCCGGCCCCGTCGCAATGGAACACCGGAATAGCCCCACCCCTGAGAACCCCAATACGCGCCAGGGCGGGCATCACACCCCCAATTCTACCCTCGACGAGTTGCCCGCTCTCGTCATGATGGAAGCTCCCCGGGTTAATTCCACGCGGTGGGAACGGCGCGAGTACACGCGCGAGGAGTTCACCGACCAATTCCGGCCGCGCAAGGTGCCGGTGCGCTCGGACAAGAACGGCCCGGCCTACGTGGGTGGCTCGTTCCTCGACGAGAACAGCCCTCGCGGCAAGCGCAACATGCGCGAGCGTTGGATTGTGGCTCTCGATGCCGACGACGTGACCCCCGGGGCGCTTCCGCTCCTCGTCGAGGCCGTGCGAGGCCTTGGCTACGAGGCCGTCATTCACGCTACCCATTCCAGCACCGCGAGCGCCCCGCGTTGTCGCGTGCTGTTCGCGCTGTCCGCCCCGCTCCCGGCGGCTGAGTACCCCGAGGTGGCCAACGCCCTTATGGGGGCGCTGGAGGTGCCGGGCGCGGCCTGGGATACGTCGTGCAACCAGGCCGAACGTGCCATGTACTGGCCTTCGACGCCCAAGGAGGGCAACTACTGGGTGGAGTTCGTCGAGGGGGCACCGTTGGACGCCGCCGAATTCATGGCTGAGAGGGGCCTTCCCGCGCCCGTGGGAGACCAGGACGCGCCCGCCGTGGGTAAGCGCTCCCCGGACTCTCTGCCTGGCATCGTGGGGGCCTTTAACCGGGTGTACGACGTCGCGGGCGCTATCGAGGCTTACGCCCTGCCCTACACGCAAGAGGGGCCGGGGCGCTGGCGGTACAACGGTGCGCACTCCACCGGCGGCCTAAGCCTTGTCGAGGGGCACACTGACCTGGCTATCTCCCGGCACGCGAACGCCGACCCGGCGTGCATCCGCGATAGCCGGGGCCACTTCCGTGCGGTGACTGCCTTCGACCTCGCGGCCCTGCACCTGTTTGGGCACCTCGACAGCGAAGCGGACCGCACTAAGGGGCCGTCCGAGCGCACCGCGAGCCAGGAGGCCATGCAACAGCGGGCCGCCCAAGACCCCGCCGTCATGCGCGAGTATGCGGGCGTCGACTTCACGCAGGAACCCGTCGAGGGGCTGGACGCTGACCATATCCGCACGATCATTGCCAAGACCGCCGAAGGGACGGACACTGCCTTGGCTGATTGGTGCGAGCCGCGTCTTGCCGGTCGGCTGGAGTACGTGAGCGGCCTCGGTTTTCACATCTATAGCGCCGAACGCGGCGTGTGGGAACTCGACGGCGACAAGGACCACCCGAAGACGATCAAACTTGTTAACGAGACACTATCTGAATGGCACGCGGGCCTTGTCGCATCTGGCGACGTCAAGCGCGCGCAGCGATTCCAGAACGCCCTCAATGCGGGCAAGGCCAAGGCGGTGGCCCAGCTCCTTCGGGGGCGGCTCATGCACGAGGTGTCCGAGTACGATCAGGACCCGGATGTGCTCAACGTCGGCAACGGCGTTGTGGACCTTCGCACCGGGGAGCTACACCCCCACTCCCCAAGCTACAGGTGTACGCAGTACACGCCCGTCCCCTACGACCCCAACGCCACGCACGAGGATTGGACGGCGGCGCTCGCGGCCCTCCCGGCTGAGTCCCTTTCCTGGTTCCACCGGTGGGTTGGCCAGGCTACTACCGGCTACACGGCGCGGGAAGATCACACGATGCTCGGTATAGCGGCGGGCATTGGTGCCAACGGCAAGACGACGCTCCTCACGGCGTTGAGGTTCGCGTTGGGCACCTACGCGGGCACGGCCTCGATGGACCTCCTTGTGGCGAACCAGCGCAACAACGGCAACCCGAACAACACGAAAATGGCCCTGTTCGGTAAGCGCTTCGTGCTGGTTGAGGAGTTGCCCGAAGGCCGCCTTGACGGCGTGCAGGTCAAGGCCATTACCGGTACCGAACTCATCCGAGGAAACGCTAAGTATGTGAATGAGTTCGAGTGGCGAGCCACGCACTCCCTGATCGTTACGACGAACAACCTCCCCACCGTCTCCGAGTTCTCCGAGGGCTTGTGGCGGCGTCCGTTCGTGCTGGAGTTCCCCTACCGCTTCACCTCGACTCCAACGGCTGAAGCGGATAGGCCAGGCGACGCGGGGCTGACTCAACGCCTCCTCGCACCGGATAGCCCGGCCATGCCCGCCGCTCTCGCGTGGGCCGTGCGCGGCGCGGTGGAGTTCTACGCGAACGGCAAGCGGGTGGGTGCCATGCCGACGCCGATTAGCGCCGCTACGACCGCGTGGCAGGAACAGTCTGACGTGCTCCTGGCGTTCGCCTCCGAGCGCCTCGTGAAGGACGCCGGGGCAGTCATTCCCGGCTCGGACCTGTACGCGGCGTTCGAGACGTGGCTTGCCGATCAGGGGGCGGCCCCGTGGAGTCAACGCACGTTCCGGGGGCGTATCGCGTCGCACGGCTACTTCCGGGACGTCAAGGCGGGTATGCACCGGTGGAAGGGGCTGACTCTCTCCCGGTGGCCAGCCGTGAGCGAGCCGCCCAAGGGCGACAAGGTGCGCGGCTTCCGGGGCGTGCGCTTCCGCACGAGCGAGGACGAACGCCGCGAGCGCGAGGCTGAGCTAGCCGGGCGGGGCCTCCACGTGGTCACTGGCACCGACGACACGGACCTGATCTGAGGAGGAGGGTAGCCATGAAACTGACGGACACTCTCACTCTGAAGGAGCGGGACAAGGCCGCCGCGTCTATCCTCGCGGGGAAGCTGCAGGGCGACGTGCGGTTTAAGGGCCGCCGCTGGTACCTGTGGAATGATGCTGAGAACAGGTGGGAGCGCGCCACGATTGCGCGCGGTGTCACCCGTCGCATCCTCAGAGAGATTCAAGACCTGATTGTCTGTGCCGTGATCGTGAAGAACTACGAGGAGGCTTACGCCTGGACTCGGTACCTCGACCCGAGCGACGTTGGGACACGGCTTAGCCCGCGCATCTCGCGGATATTGCGGGGAGGCTGAGCCACTTCACGCCCGGCGGGGTTAGGCCTCGTCGAGAGCCGGGGAGGGGATGGGGGCGGTACCCCCTCCCCTCCCCTTGTGTAACACCCAGAGGCCCAAGCGATATACCCCCCTTGATTGAATATTCAACCAGCAAAGCGCAAGGCGTCTCGAATAACGAACTTGACACCCGTTTTCCCGGCGTCTCGCGGCTAACCTTCGGGCGCAGCCCGAACTTGTACCCACGTGTACCCAGATTTTTCGGCTTTATTTCAACGAAAAGTCGCTTTTTGGGTACGCTTGGGTACACCTTTCTAAAACTTTGCTAGGAAAAAATGTATGCATATATAGCGACGCTATAGACATATAGGAAAGTTTTATCGAAGGTGTACCCAGATTGCACGGCACCCAGACTTTCCCCTGCAATAGCAACGGAAAGTCTGGGTACACGTTTGTTCCGAGCCGCTTTTAGAGGGGCCGTGAGCCTTGTCTTGACACCCTAACTCATGATGTTTTACTAAAGCGGAACTCCACGACGTCACCGTCGTGCATCACGTAGTCCTTGCCTTCCATGCGGACCTTGCCGGCGGCCTTCGCGGCGGCCATGGAGCCGGCCTCGACCAGGTCGTCGTAGGAGACGACCTCGGCCTTGATGAAGCCCTTCTCGAAGTCCGTGTGGATGACGCCGGCGGCCTC